TGTCGTGACTACGTCAAAGCCGTCAATGTCGTACTTGACTGGTTTCTTTTCTTCTGCCATTAACTTCCTCCTGCCTGCTTCTTAACATGAGTAACCCATGCTTTACCGTGATTCTTCTTTGCTGTTTCAAACCATTTTGGAGTAGCTTTAGGATTGGAATAGGACAGTTCTTCTTTTGCATTGGTTTGTCCTGCAAATTCAGAAACAAGAACCTTTCTTGCCCCTTTTCTCGCCCACGGAGACCCTGTTAATTCGTCAACCATACCTTTACCATAGTACAAGAAACGTCCCATCGGTCCAGTACCTGCACATACCATTCCAGTACCTGCAAGAGAAGCACTTTTTGCTCTCGTTACGTTAATGAATGTGCCTGTTTCATGTGGCATATAAGGGATCATATCGGTCATAATTTGACTATCTAGCCAAAACTGAGCATGCTGTATCTGGTCGTCAAATCTTTCAAGGCTGATATTTGCAATCATGTTAGATGTATTTATATTGACATTTCCTAATTTTTTCTTAGCCATATAACCACCTACTTAGCCATTACTTCAAAATGTGGGATTATGTCGTAAAAGGCACTTCCAGTTATTGCAAAGACATAATCATACTTAAGTTTCATCTCTTCGTAGAATCCGTCAATATAATCATCGTCTGCAATCGGTTTGTCATTCTCCCATTCTCCAACAATAAAGAAGTCAAAACCATTAGCCTTAGAACTAAATGTAAGTGCCTGTGGTAACTTATCATTTGCCTGTTTAGGCCATTCTTTAGGCGGTAGCCATAATTTACTCCCTACCATCTTTTTACCGTCTTTTAGGCTATACTGTACATTTAATACAGCATTGTCCTGTGAGTCAGAGCCATATTTTGCAATGATGCTTGCTTTATCCATGTTAAGATTGCAATTATGCAAAACGGAGGGATACCATGTATCGCCCTGTTTACTCTCATATCTATTGAAAAGTGTAATTGTGTCGTTATACATCGTATCCCTCCGCTTATAATGCACCTGTTCTTTTAAAAGCTTTAAAAATCTTTTTAGACTGTAAAGCAAACCAGTCAATCATCTCTTCGTTATTTGCCCAACAATCTGTGTTGCAGGACTGCCCATCTAAACCACTTTCATATAAGAAAGCGTGCATAATTTCATGCCTAAGTAAACTTTTTTGAACTGATTCAAGGTTTTCCATGGAATCTACACTTCTTTCAAGAATTGCAACAACTATTGTTTTACTTGAATAATCGCAATAGCCATATAATTCTTGCAGTTTCTCATCTTCGCTCTCGTGTCTGAATCTGATTTTATATGTAGTTCCTAAAACATTTACTTTACAATCTTTCATAAATACTCCGTTGGGTACATTCCCATATACAGTAGACTTACTCCGTTGGCATCTGCGACACCCGATAAGTAGTCTCTTATTGTGTCAGAGTATAACTGCTTTTGTGCTTCCTTATCCGCTAGACACTTATCTATCAATGTAGCCGTACCTGCGTTACTGGAAGTCACATAGCTTATACTCTCGTTTCCTGCACTCTTAGATGCTACCTGCTTACTCATCACGGTCCCATCTTCTAACGTGATGTAACCTTGTGATGTTTCAACTCTTGCTTCTGCTTGTTCAATCTTATAAGTGATCGTCAGAAGCTCACAAACGCATCTTTTAACTGCTTCTGCATCATCTTCATCTGTTGGAAAAGCAACCTTAAGCTTTTTGACATTGTCCACGCCTGTTGTGGCATTATCTATCTTCTTGCAAGAATCCCAGACCAGACGATTAAAGTCTGCTTCTGGGATTGCTTTCTCTCCAAAAAGGGTTTTGTAATATTCATAGTCAACATATGCCATGAAATCATACTCCTTTTTATCCGTTGGATTTAATAACACCCATGCGGATATTCTTCTGGTTAAATGCTAAGGACCAGTTTGCTTTAGCTCCTAACTCTGCATTTGTAGGAGACTCTTTTGCAATCTTGTTAGAATTAATAGAAAATCCGTTAGGATGTAATACATAACCCTGTTTTGTATACAGCTTTTCGATACCGGCAGATGTTTCTGGATCATAGTCTGTATAATAAGGATTTTCATAGTTTGTCTTATCACAAGTCAATACTGAACCTGTACCAAGCATATAAGTTTTGTATACTGGGTTTGTTCCTGTTGTGTCAACTGTAAATCTGTCTGTTACCAGTGGGATAAATCCACCGATTGTAGGAAGATTTACTTCTCTTTCTACTGCGTTAGCAATAGTGTATTTGTTGTAGTCAACAAGTCCCATTGCTTTGTACTTTGCATAAATGTAAGAGTTTAATACAAGTAATCCCATCTTGTCAGCGGAATCTCCTAAAGCTTTCTGCTGTGCGAAGATAAGTGTTGTATCGTCAATTTTGTTTGCATCTCCAACAGTACCCTCGCCAGTTAAAGATAAGTCTGTAATATGGTTTTCCATACCAGACAGACTTAAAACTGCATCAACTGTAGTCATTAAGTCACGTGTTCTTACCTGCTTATAAAAGCTTGCAACAGAGTTTGCAACATGGGTCATAGGGTCGGCACCTGTTAACTCTTTTGTAAAGTCTTTTGTTTTCCAAGCTTTCATTCTCTGAATTAACATGCAAGTCTGTTTCTTTCCTGTAATTTCAACAGGCGTATTATCTGTTTCTCCATCGTTGTTTAAAGCCTGTGAGTCCTGTTCATCAATCGGTGTATAGAATGGAATTGTTGCGATATTTCCTTTTTCTCCGATTAAATCCATGATTGTATTGTCCTGTGCTAACACACCAGATGCAATAATTGCATCGTTCCATGTTGGGTTTTCTGACATAAACTCAGAAAAAACCTCTGGGTCAAAATCAAAACCGCCAAATCTTCCTGTTCTTGGCATAAAAAAAGTCCTTTCTACCCTAAATAAGAATAGATAAGGACTTATCTTTGTCCCATCTACCTACAACTATTAAGGGATTTTAGGTTAGCGGCTCACTTCCATATTGTGAGTCGGTATTATCTATCTGTCGTTTAATAAGGTTGCATAGTAGTCTGGGTCCTCTGCCTTAAGCTTCATTCTGTCGTCTAAAGACATTTCCCTTAACTTCTGTGTTCCCTTTTTCTGCTCTCCGCTGTTAAACTTAGTTGTAAAGCTTGGAATTTTAACATCTGGTACTTTCTTTTCATCAACCAAGATGTTCTCAATTGGTTTCCCATCTTTAGTAGTAAGTTCTTTAAATACATCTTCTGCATTTTTCCCATTCTCTTCTTCTAATTTCTGAATCATCTGGGAACGGATAGAGTCTTCTGTGATTGCATTTACAAATTTTTTATCAGATAAGAAATCTTTTACTTTGTCTCTTAACTCTGTCTGCTTAGCTTCTTTTGCTCTTGCTTCTTTTTCATCTGCAAGTTCCTGCGTTAATGTTGTAATCTTAGTCTTAAGACCGTCAACATCTTCTTTCTCTAAGTCGGCTAATTTAGACTGCACTTCGTCTAAAGATGTTTTGTATTCATCTTTTTTCTCTACCTGCTTATTGTAGTCAGCTACAGTCTTATAGTTTTCAGACATTTTCTTTTTTAAATCCGCTTTTTTATCTTCTGGGATTTCGATTCCTAATTCTTCTAAAATCTGTTCGTAATTCTGCATTGTATATCCTCCTATACGATATTTGTATACCGCTCGTCTGCGGTAATGGATTAAGGCTTATAAACCTAAGCCAAGGTAAAAGAGAAGAGTGGGTTTGAACCACTCTTGAGCCTTTAACTCTCTCTTAAAACTTATGGAAGGAGGTTAGTTGATTGAATCACATGAGCATCAAACAATCTACTCTTTTATTGTAAGATATGGAGACTCTTTTTTTCTACTCATTTTTCTAATTTTTTTCACGAAAAAAGCACCATGCGACAACATGATGCTTCAACGTTTTTTTGGAGGAGTATGAAAAAATTACAACTCTACCAATAAAGGTGTTAGAAAATAAATGCTATTGATTGCCACTTTTTGTGGTTAATGGAAACAACAGGATTCGAACCTGTGACCGTCCACTTATGAGGTGGATGCTCTAACCAACTGAACTATGTTTCCACGGACCTCGTTAGAAGTCCTGCTGTATTATGCTTTATAAAATCAATAAGAAAAAGGGTTGTAACATGAAAAATCTTCGAAACAAATCACATACTAGCAAGTAAAAAATGATTTATTCAACAACAACTATTATTTGTTACAAGTATTATTGTAAATGCTATACTATGGATTTTTCAATACACTTTTCATAAGTTTTTTCAAAAATTTCTTTCTTGCATGGATAGATTTCTCCGTTTACGTCAGTGATAAGCATATCATCTTTTGTCATGAGAAAATCTCCCTCTAGTGTCGGAATGATATAAGAATTGCTGTCATATTGTCTAATGACATAACCATTGTATGTAAACTTAACAGGCATACCGTTAACCACAGTATCAGCGTTCTCTGCTCCGATTCTCATAAGCTCATCAAACGTGATTGCTTCTATCTCAACAGGCTTCTTTACATATTTAGCCATACTTTCACTCCTTATTCTGCAATTAGCCATTCATTAGATAAGATATTGTTAAGTGTATATTCCACCATTTTTGTATCTCTAATATCTAATAAGTCTCCCTTTTCTCCGTTGTCTTTATCTCTGCACTGCATCATGATAGTTTCTTTTTCTGCATCCCAGTACCAGAAACCACCCCACGATGGAAGTTTTACTTTATGCCCTGCTTTCATTCTTTTAAATGCTTCTGCAAACGACATGCCGACATCTTCCACTACAAGCTGTACTCTATAGCCGTCCTTGTGTACGATTCCATCTTTTCCATCTGTAATGGATGCAATCAGTTCCCCATCTTTTGTGATATTTAACTCTTTAAAATTTATACCGTCAATTATCATTCTTGTTCTCCTTTACTTCTCGTGTGTGGTCAGTGCGTTTATTAACTCGTCTCGGGTTTTTTTTAGACCCTCGATGTTGTTCCCTGTGATTTTGTTCTCAATCAAATTAAACATACTTTTCATAACCAAATTAACATCGTTCTGTTGACTGTTAATTGTGTTGTAGTCACTGTTAAGCTTCCGTTTAATATCTTTGATGTCTGTCTCTATTGACGTTATACGTTGCTCTAAATCGTCCGTAGGTTTCTTGTAATGCTTATAGGCTTTATACAATACGCCTACAGCTCCACCAATGGTTATAATCCACCCACACGCAACCATGAATTGATTAATAGTTTCCAAATTATTTACCTCGTGCGTTATTATACCTAGTCGCTGCACCTCTAGCGGATGATGCTTGACTTCTGTCCCATCCTGCGGTGTTGAGTCTTTCGTTTTGTGTCTTAAGATTGTTCTGCTTGCAGTAATCTTTATAAGCTTGATTCTGCTTCTGCAATAGTGCAGCCTTTTTCTGATATTCCATATCAAGCTCATGCTTTAAAGCTTCATCTTTTGCATTATCCACAGCCGTTTTCATGCCGATTAACTGCCGTTTCGTCTTTCTGATACGTCTTTCAAGTTCTCGCTGTCGTTTCCGTTTCTCGTATTCTTTGCGATTCTCTTCGCTGTCAAAGTCCTCAAACGGATTATTTATTCCATCCCCCGGACCGTGACTATGTCGGCAGTTCGCCCCATGGATTCCCTGCACGTTTCCCATACCGCAGACACTAAACGGTGGAAATCTTGGGTCATTACCGCTTTTGCTGTAAAACTTGCCTTGCCACCAGAAATGATTGGTCAAATTATCCCCACCGTTTCCGATTCTGGCTCCCAGATGGGCAGATGTTAGGATAATATCCCAATCCATCTCGTCCATACGTGCGTCTGTAATATCTGCTGCCATCTGGCTTACACCAGTACGGACCGCTCTCGCTGTAGCTGTCTCTATACTGTCTCTACGTCCACTTGGATAGGTTACGTCTGCCCCTTTGTCTATAATGTCGTTAACAGCTTCTTTGACAGCTTCTGTGTAGCTTGTTGTACCGCTTGCAGTTTGGTTGTATGCCTTATCCACTGCATCTATGTAATTATCGTGACAGACGTTCGGCATCGTACCAGTGTAGTTGTGCATCTCTCCCTTGGTCTTTTCATAATTCCTCTGCAATAATCGTTGTAGATAAGGACTTTCCCCGAGTGATTTTGGTTCAAGACCTGCCTTTTTATACACTGCATCATCCCATTCTATAGCCTTTATACCTGCTTCTTTCATGGTCCGTGCGATTGTATCAATGCCTATCTTTGTTGTTTGTGCAATCTCTTTCTGTACCGCTTGCAATATATACCCTGCATCCTGCAATACATCCATTTGCCACTTGTCAATAGGGGTAAAAAGGTAATCTTCCCCACGTCCTAGCCTTATCATCATTCGTTCAATCATGACAGATACAATCTTATTATGCAGTTCTTCCGCCTGCTTCTCTGCCTTTTCTGGCACGTACCATAAGTAATCTGGCGTTAGCATTATTCTTCATCTCCTGCACCGAATAAGTCTGGCTCTTTCGGTTGTGCTTCTTCTTCAAGTGCTTTTGCTTCTTCTTCACTGAATCCCTCAAATTTTGTTAAATAGTACCAGAAAGGAATCTTGCCGCTTACAACATAGCTATACCAACGAGAACGGTCCTCGTCCTCATTGTATGTTATGTCTCCAAAGTCATAGTAAGTCTCATACGGTCCACTTGGTGCTAATTGGTACAGATCAGCAAAGATATTAAGTGCTGCAATCAAATCATCCATGCAGAACTGTAGCTTGTCCCTAACGTCCTTGATAAACTGTATCGTTCTCTGCTGCTCTGCTTCTACGCCTGTAGCTGTCTGAATCCCTGTCGTTTCGTTAAATACAAAGTATCCATTGGAGAATCCGCATTTATACCCAATCTGTGACAGTAGGGCATTGATTCCTGTCAATCGTGTATCTGTATTCAGTGATGGATTTACCTCTTGATAGAATCCCTCTAACCCAGTACCATTTACATTCTTAACATACTCTGGCAGTTTTAGACGTTCTTTGTTTCTTTCAATACCTTCCTGCATATTCTTGACGGTTGTACCGCTTTCCATTAATCTATCACTGTCAATCAATACCATTCTTCGGCTATCGAATATCTCTGTTGTATTTCTGCTGTATGCAACATCTAAATCTTTAAGTTCTTCTATCGCATCGTAGAAAATCGGCAATCCTAAACTGCAATGTAGATCAACGTTGTTCGCCTGTGGTGTTCTTAAGACTGCATACAGACGTTGTCCGTTTAGGTTTGTAAGTCCTACATCTTCCAGTTCTCCCCTCCAAGGTGTCTCGTCTATGTCAATCGGTTTCCCTGTGTCGTTGGCATCCTTAGAAGCATAGCACCTATTTGTAATCTGATACACGTCCTCGATGTACCTATGATACTCTAGCTTCGTGTAATACGTCCTGCCATCACTAGAAATTTCTCTATGCACAAACACAATGCCTTGAATTTCTCCGTTGCTTTCGTCTGTTACTATAAAGTTCTCTGGTGTAATCAAGTCCACACTTGCACCGTTAGGCTTTAATACAACTGTACCGTATGCACAGCCATATTCTACGTGATGTCGTACCTGTTCCAGTTCTTTGTCTATCTGCTCCTGCAACCAATTAGCTCTTGCACTGCCATCTATCTCTATGCCTATTGCAAGTGTAGCAAGGCGTGCTGTCTCCGAACACACAGCTTTTGCAAAGTTGATAGTCTTGATATGCTCGTCCTTGTCTAACCAGTACGGACTGCCCTTATAGATGTATGCACACTTTTCTATAGCTCTCTGCATCTCTGGACTGGTAACAGTATTAATCTTAAATTCGTCTCTTGCCTTTTGTCTAAAAAGGTTACTTAATATCTCTTTCATTCTGCTAAATATACCCATTTATGCGTTCTCTCCTCTCCTCATGATCACTCTGTTGTATGCGTATCTCAACGAATCAATAGCATGATTGTCTCTG